ACAGTTTCTTTATCGTTTGGATTATGCCCATGCACAAAGTCATATTCAGCACGTTCTTTATCAGTGAAATGATCAAAGTCACTAACAGGACATGACGGATCTACATCAGGATAGAAAAAAGCCTGTCGATCTTCTAAATCATCTGGACATTGTATTGGATTGTCTCTCATATCTTACTCCTTTTGTTGTTTGTCACAGTATAATGAACGACCATTGCTTGTATGTCAACAATATTTGACTACAGATTAAAAATAATTTACAGTCGGCATTCACTACTAAGGAGTTAATATGGACATCAATAAATCAATCGATCATTTTATGTATGAGCTACGACTAAACCAAAGTCAACTTGCAATCAGTGCAGGGTTGGACATTGCAACGTTAAGTTTAATAAGAAATAACCATCGATCACCTAACATGAAGACACTAAACAAGTTAGCTAGTGCTTGCGAAGTTAAAGTCAGTGAGTTTATCGCGGCTGGTGAGTGAAATGGATAAGCCAGCCTATTTTGCCATCTTGACTGCTGATGTACGGTATGACAAGACATTGAAACCATTGGCTAGATTGTTGTACGCAGAGATCACTGCATTATGTAAGCAAGAAGGCTATTGTTGGGCAGGCAATCAATACTTTGCTGATCTTTATGACGTGGACAAGAACACAGTGAGCGGTTGGATAGGACAACTAAAGACGCGAGGATACATTAACGTACAACTTCAATACAAAGAAGGTACTAAGCAAATAGTGAATAGGTATATACGAATTAATGGGGAGGGTACCAATAAAATAATAGATACCTCTCTACAAAAAGATGGATACCCTATCAACGAAATAATAGAAGTTAATAATACAATTAATAATACAAATAATAATACAATTAATAAAGGGGGTCGTTTCACTCCCCCTAGTGTTGAACAAGTTATGGAATATTGTAATCACAGACAAAACGGTATTAACGCACAGACTTTTATTGACTTCTATGAATCGAAAGGTTGGATGATAGGCAAGAGTAAGATGAAAGATTGGAAGGCAAGCGTTAGAACTTGGGAAACAAACAACAAAATAAGGAATGAACAAAATGCAGATAAACGAAATTCTAAAAGCGAATATGCAAAGCTTAACTCAGACTACAACAAATCAACCAGCCTCCTTTAACAATGAGGAAAAGGATTCTATTGCTTATTTTTTTATGCGATTACAAAACGTTTATGGGGTAGCGCGTATGCAATCCCAATGGCCTGATTCGGAATCTCTACAATTAGCTAGGAGAGAGTACGGTAAAAAGATAGCGAAGTTCAGTCGAGAAGAGATTAACAAGGCGTTTGACTTAACACATTCAGAAAAGGAGTCGAACAACAAGCGATTTGAGTTTCCTGACATTGATGCAATTCTTGGATTGTTGACTAACTCAGGAGTATTTACTGGGTCAGGTGGTACACTGTCACATAGACTTTACAAACCAGAAGAACTATTAGGTGTTGGCACAAAGGAAGACAGAAGGAAGGTTGCGTTAACAGAGATTAACAAACTAAAAGAAATGTTTCAGTAAAGGAGAACCATGTGAACGCTAAAAAATTGTTTCAGTATCTAGGCAGTAATCCTAACCTTGTCTCTGGAAAAATGTATGACAGAAGGGAGTTGGCTAGAGCGTTTGATATTTCTTATACGAATTGTTGTGACAAGCTTAGACATAAAGGCACTGCTAGGGATCATCTCTTTGAAGAAAAGAAACGAACCAAACCCAAGAAAGAAGTTAAGTTTATAGACGAGTCTACTGACAAGTTTGAACGTCAAAAATGGTATACATTACAGCAGATTGCAGACCTTACTGATTTATCTGTCGATACCATTGGAAGAAGAATAGGCAAAGGAAAGTATTTTGGACACAAACATATTAAACCAAAAGGCAAAGTAGCAGAAAAACCTGAAGTTCATCTAAGCATTTCGCAAACATGGCTTAGAAAAAACTTAATTAAAAGGAAACTTTAATGGGCGAAGCATACACAATTAACAACGAACATAAGAAAGAAATGTTCAAGAAGTTTGTTGATAAACTTTATGAGGAAAGACAATACATTACGTTTACCTACACCTTTGGGAAGCCACGATCACCCAAACAACAAGCCGCACTTGAGGTTTACTTTAGAGAAGCCGCTAAAAGATTAAACGATGCAGGGGTCTACCACCAGATGAACGCTAAATTCATAAAAGGTGACATTGAAATACCGTGGACCCAAGAATCTTTCAAAACATTTTGGAAACAAATACAAAACACAATGTTTGATATTAAATCAACAACAGAAATACAGTCCGACAAAGTAGCCAAAGTCTATGATGCTATCAATCGGGGCTTAGTAGAACGTACAGGGGTACATATTCCCTTTCCATCAAAAGAACTTACGGAAAAATAAAGGAGAAATAATATGGAATATATATGCGGAGTTGCATGGCTTGCCATCATGGTCGTATTAGGCAGTGGATACTGGCTTCTAGTACAAGATGAACAAGCAGAATGGGATCGACAAAAAAAGAAAACCAAGAAGTAGTCACGGTAAGGGTCATGGAAGGGCCATTAGAGGCGTTTTAAGGGCTGTTTCAGCGCGTTTAAGCAAAAAGATAAGCTACCCTACAGGGTATGGTAAAATAAGGCAAACAGATGGCTCAAACGCTTAGAAAAAAATGTTTAACAGCGATACAAAAGTTGGCAAGGATATCAGCCGCAGATGAATATGGCATGGTCCAGTGTGTTTCATGTGATAAGAGACTGCATTGGAAGGATGCAGATGGTGGTCACTACATAGCTAAGGGTTCTAGTTCGTATTGGGCATTAGAGATTGAGAACGTCCATCCACAGTGTAAGGGATGTAATGCATTTGGGATGAGTAAGGGAAGTGCTGAAGGTCAGTACACGTTATGGATGATTGATTGGTACGGTGAGGATTTTGTTAGGCAGATGCATCAGGACAAAAGAAAGATTAAGAAGTTATACACTGCTGATTACAGAGAAATGTTAAAAGAGTTCAATGAGTTAATTAAATACCATGAGGATAGACTGTTATGAATAGAGATGAATATACAGAATACGCAATAAGAATTTTTAAAGAAATAATGCAACGAGCAAAAGAAAACAATGAAAGTGAACTGTGCAAATTAAGGTCTAAAAAAAATAAGTTAGAAAGTGCTGAAGTTTTTTTTGAGGCAGTAGGCTGTTCTTTTGCAGGACATTCACAACTAGCAAGAAACTTATTAGATGATCTGGCAAAGAAATACAATATAGATCACGTTAAGATTTAACTGGAGTAAACCATGAGTACATTCCTAACTGAGTTAAGAGACAGATCTGTTAACTGCGGATTAAGTGAAGTCCCTGCCAAGATGGATTCTATTATGGAGGCCGTTTTGTATGGGTCTGCACTGCCTGCTTATGCAGTAGAAGAGATAGATATACTGTGGTCTGAGGTCACTGCTGAAGAAGAAGCATTACTTAAACCACCTACAGAAGAACAATTAAGTTTGCATCATCCTTCGTTTAATGTAGAATAAAGCAATCCCCTTTGTTGTTTTGCCCTTTCGAGGGCTTTTTTTGTTATAATTGGGGCATGAAAAAGAAAAGCCTTCTAACACGTATTGGGGTATCGGGGTATAACAAACCGAAAAGAACCCCTAACCATCCAACAAAGTCTCATGTTGTTGTTGCCAAGTCTGGTGACAAAGTTAAAACTATTCGTTACGGTCAGCAAGGCGTGTCTGGTGCAGGGTCTAACCCTAAGTCAAAGAAAGATAAAGCTAGACGTAAATCATTCAAGGCTCGTCATGCTAAGAACATTGCTAAAGGTGTAATGTCTGCGGCATACTGGGCAAATAAAAGTAAATGGTAGGAGAATACTATGCCTTACGGTAAGGGTACATACGGTAGTAAAGTTGGTAGACCAAAGAAAACTAAACCAGTTAAAAAGAAAAAGAGTTTAATTAAATGAAAGGTTTATACGCAAACATACACGCTAAAAGAAAAAGAATAGCCGCTGGTAGTGGTGAGACAATGCGAAAGAAAGGTGCTAAAGGTGCGCCTACTGCAAAAGCATTTAGAGAATCTAAGAAGACTGCTAAAAGTTTGCTTAATAGGTCCAAATAACAGGCATAGTCTTTCTAGTGTCTACATGGATGAAAGTCTTTGCTACACCTATACCATTAAATCCCATTGACTGCGCGTTCTTAATGATCTCGTAGGCTTCATTTCCATTATTGATTCGTATGTCTGCCGCGATCCCTTGGGCATGGGTTCCTGCCTTTCTCCCTGCGTTTGTCTTTCTTGCCTCAATGCTATGGGTTGGATCTCTGTAACCGCTTGTAATGATAAATGGGAAGCCGCATACGTGCCGAAGGTCATCCAGTTTATTGAGGAAGTCTTCTGACATTTCATTGTTACCAGTTTCCTGACAATTAAAGTCTTTTATATTAAAGTATCTCATACTAACCAAAATGCTACGGCTATACTGCCTAGAAGAAGTAATCCCAAGATTAAACCAACCCATGTTTCCAACTGACTCCAATCGTCCATCAGTTTTTACCTTTATTCATAACGCCTTCAAACGCACCACCACCAAAGTAAAACCCTACAATGGTCAACATGATCCAATCAACTTTAAACGCAGAAATAATTTCTTGTACCGCAGTTATATCTCTGCCAAGAAAAAATAAACTCAACACAAGAATGTAAGAAGCAACAAACGTAAACCCAAATATCAAAGCTAAATATCTTTGTGCAAGTTTAAACGGTGCGTAAGAACTTAACAGGTCTGTCTTTGCTTTGGTCTTTGCTTCTATGGCTTCTGTTTCTGAGGTATGCATGGAGTCAATTAAACCCAAGCCTTTAGAAATTACATCACCACTGCCTAATATCTGACTTAGTATACCCATTACATTATCTTCTCTAATACGAATAGACCAATGATGAGGGGGTACATACCCCACAGCATCATCTCAGTCTTTTTAAATCTAACAGAACCCTCATCAAGGCGC